TATCTCCTTAATAACTTAATACGCCGCTGTCAAGCAAACCGTATATGGATGAGTCTAATATAAAGCCGTCAATAATCGGCTCTAAAGTGGTAAGTGTTGTTTTCCAGCTATTAGGCGTAATGCTTTGAGCAACGCCAAACACCTGCAAAGTCTTAGTTAGCGTTGATCCGCCAGGCTGGTTAGTTGTAATAGTTACAGGGTCAAAATAGTCCAGGTCTAGCGCTGCAATAATGCCTAAGTTGTAGTTATCGGTATAGAGGTCTAGCTGAATAGCATCGCATCGGATACTAGTCTCAGCCCTAGATGCAACGTATGCCTGCGCGTAATCCAGGGCCACGGCATCTGTCTCCATTAGCAAGTTTTGCTGGTTGTAGCTATGTACAAAGTACTTATCTATGCTCGGCTGATTTATAGCCGTTTGGGCCGTGCCACCTGTACGGGTAACGCTGGCTGAATTGTAAACCAAAGTATCGTCAAGGCGCCACACCGCATTAAAGTAGCTAATATCTGTGCCGTTATCGTTAAATACTGTAGGCGTAGCCCCTGTACTGCCAGCGGTCACGTTACGATCTTGAAAGACAAACGAGCCAGCGGCATCTACATACAAAGCCCCGTACTCGCTAATCTCTACAGTTTGCATAGCTGCAAGGCTTGTGCGGGCTGTGCCTGGGTCTGCCTGCATAGTCGTAAGTCCTGCATCCACGTCACGCATAGAGGCAGGCCAATCAATAGCATTTAACAGGGCGTTAATTCTTGCACCGCTTAGTTGACCCGCTGAGGTGCCAGCAACCGTACTGATCTGTGCATTTTGTGCCAACCTAAAAGCATCTACCGCTTGGATATTTGTATAAACCACGTCATTAGCGTTTTTAGGTGTAGTAGTTGTATAGCTAGTAATAAAGCCAGCAAAGATAGGGTAAGTAGTTGCGCCGTATGTAGCTGTAATCTGTACCTTACGCATAGGCGTTAGTAAGTTGTAATACGGCCCGCTAGGGTTTTGTGGGTTAAAATCGCCGTTTTGGTCAACGATACGCAGCGATAAAGTGCCCGTTTGGAATTGGTCAGCCTGGGCGTTACGACCTCTAATAGTTTGGATGCTGTCCACTACGTTGGATACGTCCACGATTACGCTAGCGCTATCTGCTAGTACGTTGGTGTCTAATATGCCAGTATCTAAAATCATAGCCTGAGCAAAGCTAGGGCCAGTACTAAAGTTAATAACAGCGTTTACTGTAGGTACTGTCATACTGCTATGGCCCCTGCGTAGGTAGTTGTATAGCCTCTACGTGCTATCTCATTAAGTGCATTTTGCACAGCATCTACAATTATATTTTCACTACCTACCACGCCTGCGTTTACGGTTATATTGTAAGCGCCTGCAGGTATCTGCCCTTCACCTGCACCTGCACCGCGGCCTGAGCCTTTCTCGGCAAAATAAGTTAAAGCGTTAGAGGCTGCTACCTGTGCAGCGCGAGCAGCATCATCAACTCTGCGGTCAGGATTTTGGCTAGGATTATAGTCAACTCCAGGTACAAGGCCAGCAACGGCTGCAGCTGCACTACCGCTTGTGCCACCACTTGCAGCTTTTGTAATACCTGCTACGGCAACGCCTGGCACCGATAAAGTAGGGAACTTAAACTTAGCTAATAGGTCTAAAGCCGATTGTAGGTTAGCAAGGTTAATAAGATCCGTGGACTTCATACCTGCTAAAACTTTGTTTATGTCTAGCAGTTTGGCATCTTGCTTTTGCAAAGCGCCTAGTATTTTTAAGTCCTCGTTTAGCTTGGCCGTGGCCTTTACTATGGCTGCCTCATCCTTTGAGGCTATGGCATCTTCAAGGGCGTTTATATCTTGCTTAATCTTTAGGCGCTGTACATCGTTGGCTATAGCTAATATCTGTGAGCTAGTAGTGGCCTTGCCTAGAGCCTCAGCCTGACCAATTAGGGCCGCGTTAAGTTGGATTTTATCTAAATCAAAAACGTCTGCGCCTTTAGCTAAAGCTAGGTTTGCCTTGTCTATAGCTAAAGATAGTTTTTTAGCATTAGCTGTAGCTAGTGCCGCTGCCGCTGTTTTTTTAGTCTCTGCAGTAATCTTTTTAGCGGCAGCAAGGGCTTGCGCATCTTGTGCCTTTTTGCCCTGGTATGAGGTAGCCATACCTGTGCCTGCAAACTTACTAGCGGCTCTTGCTTTATCCTGGGCCTCAAACTGTGCAAAAGCTTTTTCAAGATCGCCCAGCATATTAAAGGCACCGCTGCCTGTAATAATATCTATAACGCGTATAAACTTAGCAAAATTAATAATGGCAGTACCTATGGCACCTGAAATAGACTCTACAAGGCTGAGGGTTTTAGGTAGGCCACCTTCGCCGCCTAAAAGTGCAAGCGCATCTACTAAATCTTTGCCTAGTGTCTCAGCTACGTTTGCACCTGCTACGGTTAGTTTGTCTAACGATCCTGCGTAAGAGTCTGCAGCTAATTGCGCTTGGCCTTTACTGACCTTTGCCACCTGGGCTAAAATCTCCTCAAAGCTCATAGCTGCTAGCTCGGCTTTACTCAGGCCTAACTGGTACTTTAGTAAGCCACGGGTATTACCCTGGTAGGCTTTTGATAAATCGGCTGTAACGCTTACAACATCCACGCCACTTAGCGCGCTTAAATCTAGGGCTGTGCGTAGTAAATCTTGTGACTTAATATAATCGCCCGTACTGGTTAGTAACATCTGGAAAGCGGGGCGTAGCTTGTCATCGAGTACGCCGTATTGGCGCTCTAAGTCAGATATGAACTTTTTAACGGCTGGGTCAGCAAAGGCTAGGCCTAAATTATTAAGAGTTTTGCTTAGTACCTTAGCGGCTTTATCATCGGCTGCAAAAGCCTTAACGGCCTGCATCGCGCCTCTAGCGCCAAAAGCAAGACCAAAAGCCCCAGCTAAACCTTTAACACTTTTAGTAAGTGTCTTAGTAGCCGTCTCTGCCTTACTAAATGCCTTTTTGCCCGTAAACTCCGAGGCTATATCTATAACTACGCTGGCCATAATTACACCTTTGTACTTTTATTAAGGGCAGCCGCGGCTGAGTTAATGGCTGTTATAACCGCATCTCGAGCCTTGCCGTTATTCTCATCGTAGGCCCTAAATAAAACGCGGCCTTGCATCCTGCCTTGGCCCTTAAAAGGTGCGTTATATTTTTGCTGCTGATTTTTTACAAAGACACTTTCAGGGCTTAACTTACCCATACGCTCATAGATAGATGCTGCAGCGTTTTTGTTAAAGATACTGACTAAGGATCTAAAGCCTTTAGAGTTAGGTTTTGATGGCGTAGTTTTATAGCCTATTTTAGATTTTGCTAGGCTTACGTCATAAGTAGGAAACGTGCCTACTGAATTAGGGCGTGTTATCCAGCCGCTTAATATCTGTCCATTATCGGGCAGGTAGCCTTTGCCAGTTTTAACTATAGGTTTAAGGGCAGTTGCTACCTCTTTAGGCAATGCTTTAGCCAGGTCAGGGGTAAACTTTTTTAGAGCCTTGCGTAGCTCAACGCCCCCTTTTACCTCTACTGGCATTTTGTTGCTCCTTAGCTTTATCGTTTATTACCCTGAGCATATTCTTAAACATAAAATCGTCCAGGTCTAGCAGATACTGGGGCGCGATACCCGTTTCAACGGCTAGCTGCGCTATGAGGTAACCAAAACTACCGCGCCCCACTATTGCGAAGGGTCATCCTCCAACACCTCAACCTTAGCTAAAGTGTCTAAAAATAACGCTCCAAAAACAGGTACTTCAACGCCCGCTGATCTAAGGCACTCGTGCGCTAGCCAGTAAACATCGCTCTGCTTTTCATCATCTCTAAAGGCTTTATGAAAACCTTTTTTTGCATATAACTCAAAGGCCCACTCAATTTTCGGCGTTATCTGATGCTCAGATATTGTGCCGTCAGCCCTTGTTATTTTAAGTTTTGCCATTGTGTTAGCCCCTTTTCTTTATTCTTATGGTGCAGTTGTAATTACGATTGGTGAGTTACAGGTAAATGTAATGCTCTGCATTGATTCATCTGCTACAGCGCCGTTGATGTCTTGAGTGTTATTAACCAAAACTGTAGTGCTGTATAGCGGGTTAGTAGTTGATACTGCGCCGCTAGTTTGCTTTAGTGTGAGTGGCACGGTTGTACCCCACGCAGCTTGCAAAGTTGCACGTACTGAACCTGCACCTGAGGCAGCATCATCGTTTAGAAAATCTAAAGTAATTGTGCTGGCCTCTAAGCCTTTTACAAACTTATGAGCAGTATCGCCCATAGCTGTTACCTCTAGCTCGTCAAAGGTTCGAGAGATGCTAGCGCTGGTTACGTGATCTGATAGTGCTACTGAGTTAAGAGTAGCCACTACGCCGTTGGATAAGAAAATTGCCATTAGGGCTATTCCTCTACTTTCTGTGTTGTTGGGTCTTTTGGTTTTGTCTCTTTAATCTCTACTGGCAGGTCTTGGCCAATTTTGATTAAAAACGCTTTTTCTTCATCTGTAAGTGCCATTAGTTAGCTCCAGCTCGTTAGTATGCTTATTTGTAAATCTGCCGTTAGATAGTCACCTGCGGCAACGCTTAGTACGCTTGGCGCGCTCACGCCAGTAACATTAAATACAATTGCGCTATTAGCTAGTTTAGTAAACACAGCTACTATTGTGTCCTCTATGCCGATAAAGTTCGAGGCGTTGTCAAACATTGGTACGGTCATAATAATCTTAAAGTTAGCCATAGGCGAGATAGTTGCCTGAGAGTTATTGCTTGGCGTGATATATGGATCCGCAGGGGCCACCACGACAGCGCTAGATTGCATAGTGCTAGGCGGGTAGTTAAATACCGTCCATACACCTGGGTTAGCCAGGGCTGCAGCTATTGTGCTGCGTAAGGTAGTTATAGCTGCAGGCATTAGCCGACCATACCCGCAGGTGAAAGATACGGGGCCAAGAGGCCGCGCACGGATGCCATAAGCGTGTTAGACATCTTAAAGGGGCTAGGGCTGTAGCCGTCTAGGCTAGTTCCACCGTTTTGTGTACTAAATCTAGATGTCCATATATTTTCTGCCAGCATTAAAGCTGCAGCGTTTATAGCTGGGGTATTGGCGTAGGTAGCGGTTTTTGTATCGTCACCTGTCATAGTGCCATAAGGCAGTACGCGCCTAAAGTTTTGATCTGCCGCTACTTTTGCATATTGGATAAAGCTATAGCCCTGTGGGTATTGCCAGTAGTTAAGCTGCATATTAAATGCAGGCAAGATATTAGCTGTGCCTGTGCTAAATGGAATAGTGCCTGTAATTGTGTAAGTACCGTTAAAGGTTGAACCAGCCCCAGCAATAGTTACTGATTGGCCCGTAGTAAAGATGCCAGGGTTGGCAACCATAACGGTAGCGACATTAGACACCAACGCGGTACCGACTACGGGCGCGCTGTCAAACCATAAAAAGCCGTTTATTAGATCTTGTGCAGCTTGGCAGGTGTCCTCTATCCAGGTATAAGAATCGTACAAAGTGCCAACGCCCAGGCTAGCCTTCAAGGTAGCAGCTGTTACATACGTGGCTGGCATTTTTGTACTCCTATCTTACTTAGGTTTGGTAGGTCTCAAAGGGCTAAGAGACCTACCAAACTATTAGTGGGTTTTCTTAGGTGAAGTTGTAACGGATAATACCCTTAGGCATTTTTGCAATAGTTGCCAT